TAAAATCCTTTACATAACCTGCGGGTTTACCACAGTTAAATGTACCTTGGTTGTCTTTTAAATCTATATTTAAACTATCAGCCATAACAGTTTTATGGTAAGTACCCATTGGCTCACCTGCTTTGGCATTATTATTTTTAATAAACCTTTTATACATAAACCTCTGCATAAAGGGTCTGATAGTTGCCGATGAACCATAATAAGTATTAACGTCAGGCTTATCTAGGCGATATGTACCACCATTGACTACCTCAACCTTAACATTCTTACCGTTCATATCTGTTTCACCCATGATTGGAGAATGGTTTATTCTCAATCTAGGTAAAGTGTTACTCTTCTTTGGCTCAGAAGAAGTTTCTCCTGCGATACCCATAGCCTTTGCCATTGCAGCATAGTTATTTGTATCAATAGTTATTAAATCACTCATATGTGAGACCTCTCTTTCTTTAAAGTTTTATAGTTATATCACGCAACATCTTTGGTGTCAAGCCAGTTATCACCTATTTTTGCCTCTAATAATAAAGGCACATTCAAATCAATTTTGAATTTATTTTCAATTAATTGTTTTAACTCATTATTTATTTCTTTTATTGTATATATAACTTGATTGATTTCTTCAGGATGTACATCCACTACTACAGAATCATGTACACTATTAACTATACAAGACTTATAAGTTTTAAACTTATCTTCCATGTGCATTAGAACTAAAGGTACTATATCAGCAGTAGCAAAAGATTGTACAGGATAATTCTTTATCTGCGTAAAGTTTGTCACACTACCATTTGTTAGTCTTCTTATATCCGGGAATGCAAACTGCCTACCTGAAGGTGTGGTAATCATTCCTGTGTTCATAGCTTCTGAAGCCAATCGGGTGTGCCATGATTTGATTCCTTTATACTTTTCTGTGAAATGCTCATAGTACCTTGCTTCAGCTTGTGTTCTTCCAAATCCTGTTGCTCCGTAGAGTGGTGCAAAGGTGTGTGCCTTCGCATCTTGGCGAGTAGTCTGTTGACCCGCATCTGTAATAACTTTAGACGTATATGAGTGAACATCAAATCCAGTAGTGACCTCTTCAATTGCAACTCCATCTTGTGATAAATAGGCAGCGACTCTGAACTCCAATTGTGCAAAGTCAGCTTCAAGTATCTTACCACCTTCCCAACGTGATATAAATACTTTCTTTACAGGGAATGTTCCCCCTCTTGGCATGTTCTGCATGTTAGGGTCTGCACCACTAAATCTACCTGTAGATGTTCTGTGCTGTAGTAATCTCACATGAAGCTTGCCATCTGGTTTCATATAAGTATTAATGCCTTGTATAAAAGAAGATAGATAGGTATCTAGTGCTGACAGTCTTTGTAAATCATGTAGAAAACTATATGCATTAATTGATTCTGTTCTCTTGGTTACATGCTGTAATACTTCTAACATCTTTTTGTTGACACTAAAACCGTTTGCACTAACCCACTTAACACTAGGTGGATTAAATTTAAGACCTGCTATCTCTTGAGTAGGAGTAAAAATGTAGCCAAGATGATTGCAAGTAATACAGTTGGGTAATTTAGCATAAAGAGTTCCATCCTTTTTTACCTTTCTTATTTTACCTGTTCCATTACATTCTTGACACTTAACTGCTATTGTCTTGTATATCTTATCAGAGTTTTCTTCTATCTTAGATTTGAACTCTTCTTTACTCATGTAAGGAACAAAGTGATTCATCCAAGTTGTTTTGTCTTTTGGTTTTCTACTATATATAATCCATGACATTTGTTCAGGACTATTAAGATTAATAGGAGTGTCACCCATAAGCTGATGAACTTGCCTATTCAGTCTATCCTCTATCATAGACTTTTCTTTTTCAAACTCTTCTCTAACTTCATTTAACTTGTCTACATCAACAGTAAACCCAGTCTGATATATTCTAGCTAGTGTTAGTGCTACACGATTAGTTAGTAGTACAGTATCCATTAGACCTGAATACTCTACTGTATTTAACTTTTTGTATATTACATCAGATAATTCTTGTGTAGCTTTTAAATCAGCAGATAAATAATCAGACAACTCTTGCTTTGGTATCTCATCAATAGGTACTTTATTTTTAAAGTAGTCCTTCATAGTGTCTTGTTTCTTGGTATCTAAATCATATCTATTTGCACAAGCTTCAAGAGACAATGGTTCTTTTATTCCACGTTGTAATACATACTCACCTAACATAGTATCAAACACAGGACCATCATAGTTTAAGTTACATTCCCATAGCCACATTAAGTCATGTACTATGTTATGACCTATAAGTATGGTTGCTTCATCCAATAACTCTTGCACACCTGTGAAGTCATCTCTAAACAAATACTCTTTACCTTTGTCTGTAAGACAACCAACCATGACAAGCTTATTGTTAGTCTCAAAAGGGTCAAGATGTAACTTGCCATCTCTATGAGTAACTGTATTTTCTACGTCAAGTGTTAGCTTCATGCTGTATACCTAGCTGTTCTGTAGTCAAGATTACAAGTAACATTACCATGCCAACCTGTCAATTTGTTTTTTACAACATTGAGATGTCTCTCAGGACCTTCTTCTTCTTGACCTTCGATTGGTGGGTTCTTTGCAATCAATACCATCAAGTCTGCTTCCGCAGCTTTACCTGTACGTGAGCCTTCCATCATAGATTGATTAAGTATTACCTTACCTTCTGCATCAGCAGATAGTTGAGACATATAAAACATAGCACAATTATGTGACTTAGCTATTTGTCTTGCATAGATAGCATTAGCTTTTAATGCTTCATCGGGTCTAGCAAAGCCACCTGTCCTAGCAAACTTGTCTCCCATATCCAAGACCACAATGTCAGGCTTGTATGATTTACATACACTCTCTACCCAAGCCATATCACGATTAGATGCATCTTTGATATCTATATGCTTTCGCACTGGGCTGTACAACTCTTGTGCTTTCTGTGGATTCTCTTTGACTTGATGCATTGTCATACCCGTAGCTGCTGTCAAGTATCTCGCTCCAACTCTGTGAGGACCTTCCTCATTACATAGGATAATACATCTAGCACCTTGATGAGCAAAGCCACCCGGGGATGCAATCAGACTAGCATGAAAGGATGTCTTACCTGTGTTAGGTCTAGCACCTACTTCAATGAGATGCCCAGCATTTACACCTTCAACTACTCTAGTCAAACTAGGTATACCAAAGTTCCATCTAGCCTCTAAATCATTCTTGGACAACAGAGCATCAATGCTTATGTCTTCCCATTGTATATTTAGATTAGGAGTAAAATCATCACCATACTGCTCCAAAATATTACGAAGAGGTTCAAGTGTAGATTGAGCACCATTGACGTAATCAAAGCCAAGATTAGCAATGTCTTCGCCAACAACTTGCTGAAATAGTTTAGACAATACTTCTTGTGCAACGTCTTCTCCCATCGGTTGTTCTCGTTTAATTCCATTGAACAAAGATGAGTATGCTTGCTTTTGTGCAGTAGTCATAGATGGATTGTTTGACATAAATAATGCTTCAATCTCATCAGGTGTTACTGTTCTTTCGTAAGTAGTCATTGCACTATCTAGTGCTTGTTTAATCTTCCTTACATCTTTGCTGAATAATCTGTCTGGACATTTAGCACCTCTATGCTCATCATAGAATGCCTTGTCCATTAAACTTCGTATTAGGGATAGTTCCATATTTTACTCCTTCGTGGTTAGGAAATATAAGTTATTTAAGTCTTCTTCGTTTCTGTACTTTAAATCATCTTTCAATCTAAGTACCTTTACTTTTTTAACGTAGTTACGTAACTCTTTCGCAAACTGCATTATCTTCTCTAGTGCGTCAGGGTCTAAGGCAATAATTGCTGTTGAGAACTGTGATAGATATTGCTTGTGTGATTCCAATAATGATGTTCCTAGCACAGCTATCCCCTTCCGTGTGTCAGAAGCAACCACAGCTGCACTAACACAATCCTCAACAACAATAGCAGTTGTACCATGTCCTTGAGAATAAGGCAAGTTGTTTTTTCCATATCGCTTCCATTTAGGTATATTTTGACCTAATGCACGACCTGCACCATCAACAATCTTATTGTCATGTACAATAGGAAACACTGCTCTGTTCTCTTTAACATCATAGTACAAACTTAATGTGTTAGCAGATAGACCCCACTTGTCACACCACTCAGTAATTGCCTTACGATTACCATGTGGAACAACATGTTCCGGGAACTCAAAGATATAATCTTCATCTTCTATCTGCTTACTCATAGCAGTGCGAATATCATCTACAGTGAGAGTAACACGAGAGCTACCAGATAAACTACAAGATATCTTGTAACAATTCCACATTACTGAACCCATATTATTGGTCACTGTAAATGTATTTTTACTATTACAGTTAGGACAATCTAATCTTAAAGATTCTCCTACACTTAAATGTAAATCATTTATATAACTGTATATATTCATTTATATGTATCACTTATATGTATATATAATATTAGCTGTTCGGCACTTGCCTTGTGCTTATATCAACGGATTCACGTACTGTCAATGCTTTTTTTGCACTTAGGTAAGTATTTTTCATATAAGGCATTACACTATTAGGATTTGAATGTCCTGTAACAGACATTATCTGACCCATAGATACACCAGCCTCAACCATCTCAGTTGTACCTGTTCTACGTAAGTCTGCCAATCGTAGCTCATTAGGCAGCCCTGCAGAGGTCAAAGCATTTCTTCCTATCTTGGACACACCATGTAGGCTATAGGGCTTGTATGCTCCTCTAATCGCCTTTGGCATGGGTGCGACATATTCTTGGAATCCATAGTCATCTTTCTGCTGTTTTAGCATTTCAAGTAATTCAGCACTAATAGGTAAGTGAACGGTAGCTCTACGTTTAGATTGTTCTAAATGTAAAATGCCCTTATTAAAATCTATACAATCAAACTTTAACAGTCGCATATCTCCAATTCTTTGACACCACTCATATGCCATATGCACAATTAATCCTAAGTTACGTGTCTTAAAATTTGAATAAGCATAATCTAAGAATTGTTTGACTTGCTCCTTTGTCCAAAGAGTTTTTCTAGACTTAGATGTTCTTCGTTTGAAAGTAGAGAAAGGGTTACCTTGAACGTAACCCATCTCCATTCCATAAGAATAAATTTTCCTTGACACAGAACATATGTGATTAGCCATAGAAATGCCACGATTTAGCCACACTTCATAAGCTTTTTTCGCCTTTGCACCAGTCATATTTTTTAAATAAGTTCTTGACAGAGGTTTACCATCTACTTGTGTCTCCAACATCTTTTTAAGGAAGTATTGATAATCTTGTTTAGATTTATTCGCTAACATATTGAAATCACTAGATAATAAATACTCATCTGCCAAGCCTTGTACAGTAGGATTGTTTTGTACAGACACAATTTCAGATTGTTGTTGCAAAAATGCATCAATCAATTTATTAAATTCATTGGCTTTCTTTTTTGCTATTGACAAATCAGAACCTAAGTTAGTACGTGTGACAATACCCGCATCAATATATCTAGCAGATGGATTATACCTGTAAAAAGCCATACCGTTTCCATATCTTTGCTCCTGTAAGTATCTAGGAAATTTTTTGTTTTTCTGCATATTTTTTCCTTTGTAATTTTGAATAGTAATCAACTAACCAACCCTCTAACCAATTTGGTAAATTCCATCCGTAAGATACTTCATAAAAAGTTTGTAACCATAGACTAGGTGGGTCAAATTTTTTATTGGCATGGTCATGGAATATATCGTACTAATAATACTCTAGAACCACGCCTGTTTCCTTATCAAACTTTGCCATTAGGCTGCAACCAATGCTTTGAACTTAGGGTGAGACAGCCACTTAGATACTTCGTGTTCTCTTTGCCACATTGATTCAGCTTTAGTATCATTACCAGTATCTCTTAGTATGAAACCATTTCTTTCATCAGCATAGCTTGAGTAGTTAGTAAATGCACTGTACAAACTAAATACATTTGCACCTCTCACAGAAACTTCTTGTGCATAAAGACTAGCCATCTTCTCAGCTTTCCTATCAGAAGGAATAATCTCTTTGAGTAAGTCTTG